GCTAAACGTTACCTGTACCTTAGTTCCCTTTTCGTTAATACTATTTACTAATTGACTCTTACTTATCTTTCTAAATGGTTTGTTAAACAAAGCAAAACACAAAGCATCTAGCATTGTAGATTTACCTGCACCATTAGATCCGACAATAAGTGTCGCACCTGCATCATCAAGTTGGATGTCAGTCCATTGATCGCCAGTAGAAAGAAAGTTCTTCCACGCAATCGTTTCAAATGTAATCACTTTTTAATAGTCTTAGGGGGAGGTACAACGAGGTCTTCTGATGTTATTACCATATAACGATATCCATGACTTCCACAGTTTATAGAGATTAATTCATCATCTACTTCCATGACATTTAGTTCATGCTCTGTGCCATTTGCTAAGAGCATATCATGGTATCTAATACAATCATCTTCCTCTTCAAAACACTGAACAGTTTTCTGATTCTCTTTATTGAGAACAGAATAAATACCGCCAGATTTTTTATCGGTTAATACGAACATTAGATTGCAGATGCCTCCATGTAAAGAGATCTCATCACACTTTTGACATTCTCTTTACTTACCTTTAGATCTATTTCATCTATGTATGCATCGAGTAAAGTCAATGTGTCCTCTGTCTCTAACAAAGAATCATCATTTTCTAGTCCTACACCGAGATCTTCTACAATTTTAAGATCGGCAATCGCCATATCTTGTAGACGTTTAACTGTATAGTCAAACTTAGCATAGTCACCTTTTTCTTCTACGATTAATTTTACAAAAGTTCCTTCGACTTCTGTTTCGCTTGGGAGACTAACTCCATTATTATAATACAATTTAACAAAAACGTCAAAGGGATTCCTATAATGAGTAGTCTTAAGAGTAGACGTATCAAAAACATGGAAGCCTCTTTTACATCCGAAGTCATTCCAGTAAAGTTGGTAGGGATTTCCAAGGTAATAAATGTTATGTTTATGAGATTTAGAATGATAGTGTCCTGTAAACACCTTTTTAAATTTCTTGAACACCATGGGATCCATGCCACGTTCCATGACATGACCAGGATGTGCTTCAAAACCATTGAGTTCTAGATGACCCATACATACTGTGCTTTTACTTTCTTTAATTGCTCTGAAAGTTTGCTCAACATTGTCATCACATATCCAAGGTAAACATAAAATATCTAAACCATCATATGTAATATTAGTTGGTTCTGTAATTACATGAATGTTATGATACTCACCCAGAAGTTCATCTGGTGCATTTACTCTTAGTGTATTCTTGTAATAGATGTCATGGTTGCCAACTAGCATATCCATTTTAACACCCAGTTCTCTCAAAGGATCGAACCACATTTCTCTACACTCATCTAATGAATTAAAATTAATAGACTTGCGTTTATCAAATGTATCACCTAAGCAAAAAACTTGTTTAATATTATTTGCTTTGATATAAGGTATAACCACTTTACCATAAAACTTTTTGTAGTGATTGATAAAGTGTTTGTTATCATTACGAACACCAAAGTGTTGATCAGTTATCAGCAATATTTTCATCGCTTTTGATTCATCTCCACTCTGTTCTTAATTTGATTATAGTCTGCACTTGCGTCTCCGTCAACACTAAAGACATGATCGTATCCAGATTTCTCTAGAATCTTATCTTTAATATCCATCTGACGTTTCTCCTTTGCTATACGTCTTAGAAATGCATAATACACTATCTGAGTAAAATATGCAAATGGATTTCTAGATTTAGTAGGATCAAAATTATCAATGTATTGTATACAATTTTCTATACCATCACAAACCATATCATCTTTATACATGTAATTAATAAAGTTTGGTCTATATGATAAGTGTGTTGCTATTTTTAGAAAACATCCACCAATATAATTGTTGACGCGAGGTTTGGGAAGACCCTTCACTTTAGCAATATCAACTTTTTCTTTGTACTTTATAATAGCCTCAAGAAATTTTTTGTTATCAACATAGTGTTGCTTCTTCTTGGTGCTCGCTCGTGCAGCCATATTTCTCCTCTTGGATACTTTATTATAGCAGGACTTGACAAACTTGTCAATTTGCTGTACACTAAACCGTGTAGAGGTTTCTGAATATATATTATTCTTTACTAGGGTTTATATAAATTTTTTCAAATAGTCTTCTTGCTTGATCAATAGAACCTAAATATCCCAGATGTTTACTGGGTTCCTGTTCCATTTTTTCATTCCTTGAATCTGTGGTCTCGCCCTTGAGATAAGATTCATACATGAATATACACTCTTTAGACATAGCAGATATTGTTAAGATATCTTTCTCTCTAATTACATAAAAATCTTCATCAGATAATTGCATCCACCTAGAAAATCCAATACCTCTCCCCAATCTATTACCTTCTAAATCTCTTTCAATCATTTGAACAGCAACAGGATTTTGTATAAAACATAAACTTTCACCGTGGTCGTCTGTGAGAACAGCTTTACCAAGTATCTCCTCTCCACTTACGAGTTTGATAACTCCGTGAAATTCTTCTTCATGTTTTGCGTAACTAATCATCCTTGAGTTTGACATCTATGATTTCATAATCAAATTTTTCTTCATTATAAATTTTGACTCTCTCTAACAAATGATTCAATGTATAATTGTTTCCCTTGTCAGTGGATATGTCATCAGCAATATCATATAGAGTTGCTTTGGATTTATTATCTCCTTTCCTAAGTACTCGTCCAATGCTTTGTAAATTACGTATGCGAGATTTAGAAGGAGAAGCAAAAATAACATTATGTAGATTACGAATGTTAATACCTGTACTGAATGTACCATAGGATGCAACGATAATAGAATTATCTGCTCTCTCGGTCAACCATCGAATCTCTTCTCTGTCTTCCGTGTCCACCCCTCCATGTACAAAATACACAGGTTTGTCTGTATCACTATTTATCATATTAAACAAAGGCAACCCATGTCTTTCTACGTAGTTAAATAGTATTAATGTGTTTCCTTTTAAATCTTTTGCTAGATTTTTAATAAATTTATTTCGTGGTTCATGCTCAACTAGGTAATCCATTTCATCTTGATACCCTTCAAATATTTTATCTGAATGTTTTATCAATATAATTTTTACTTTTAATTTAGAAAGATATCCTTTCTTCATTAGTTGAGCAGTCTTAGTGACCTTTGAACATTTACCGAAAACTCCCTCCAATACTAATTGGTTGACGTTAGCACCATCTAGTGTACCAGTAAAACCAATACGATATTTACAATCGTGGAGTTTACCCATGAGTGATGTTAAAGACTTTGCTTTGAATAGATGTGCTTCATCACCTATTACACAGTCAAATTTATCAAACCATTTCTTTGGTTCTTTGTATATTGATTGCCATGTGGAAATCACTACATCATGTTCCGTATATTTCTCTGCTCCTGCATAAAGTTTATGGCAATGATGACCTACATTCCAACCATATTCTTTAAAATCTTTATACATTTGTTCCACAAGAGATGTTGTGGGTACAACGATTAACACATTCCTTTTAGCATTTACATGATACCGAACTAATGAATAGATCATCAAGGATTTCCCGCTTGCAGTTGGCGACAATAGGAGTCGTCTGTTGTATTTCAGGCATTCGTATATTGCTTGATATTGGTAATCGCGAACGGATACAGACAGACCCAATGACTTCACAAATCCAACAACACCTTCGGGAGTAATTAATTCATTCTTTTCTTGGGGATGTCCATAGTAATCATCTCCTTCTAAAACGTAGTTATATCCTTTCTGCTCTGCCCAGTCTGTAAGATAATCTACTAGACCACAATAGATCTCACCATTAGCAGGTGAGTATAATCTTATCTTTCCATCCCATCCTTTATATCTTCTTGTCTTCTGCATATACTTTGCGGACTCTACCTCAAAGGTAAAAAAGTCTGCAAGTTCATAGTTTATATGAGGTTGTGCCTCAATCTTCAAATAGACTTCATTCTTCTTACTTATAAGGAGGTCCATAAAACCATGCTACAATTGATTTTCTGATCCCAGATGTGACAGGTCTAACCCTATGCCACTGATCCGATTGAAAAAAGATTGCTGAACCTTTCTTCAACTTAAACGTTTCGTATCTACAATCAGTCTCT